TATGCACAAATATATTGCTATGTAAGCATATAAGCTTGACAATCCGTGACTGGGGACAGCTCCCGGCGTTAATCCGGCGAGAGTTAAAATGTAGTCCTCTAAAACACCTCCTAAGTGTCTATTTGCCCTGCCTAGTGCGGGGCTTTTTTTTGGATTGAATTTCTCTATGTGGGATCACAGAAGCTACGTCTGGGCTCTTTTCGCCGGGCTAGTTATGAGCAGCTTGTTTGTCACGCTGATTAAGCTGGGGGCGTTGTAAGGGATATGCCGGGACTATTAGAAAGGCCGGGCCTCTACGCCAACATACGAGCCAAGCGGGAACGCATTAAGGACGGCTCAGGCGAGAAGATGAAACGGCCAGGTGAGGCCGGAAGGCCCACAGCGAAGCAATTTAAGCAAGCCGACAAGACTGCAAACAAGGATTAAGTGTGGATCTAGAGCTTGTTGAGCGCATTAAAGAGTTAGAAGGTTTTAGGCGCTACGCTTACGAGTGTTCGCAGGGCGCACTGACTATCGGATACGGCACAGTGATAGAGCGCGGTGGGCATGGCATACCGGAGTTTATTGCCGAACTACTAATTCGAGACTACTTGCAGACGTTACAAGCCCGGTTCGAGACTCAAGGCTGGTTCAGGTCGCTAGATCCAGACCGTCAAGCCGCAGCCCTAGAGATGGGGTATCAAATGGGTTTCGAGGGCGTTTTAGGGTTTAGCCGCATGATTGAGGCCATCGAACATAGCGAGTGGGATCGGGTAAAGGCTGAGGCGCTAGACTCGCAATGGGCCAAGCAAACCCCGGCTAGAGCGGATCTGACTAGCTCACGGCTGGCATACGGCGCGAGGGCTGAGCAATGAATCACAGACTGAGCTACTTGCGGCCATTCGCCAAGACTCCTGCAGAGCTGCGGCTCCAAGACCTGTTAGACGCTCACGATGGCGATGTAGCTGCGGCTGTTCGCGCTCTAGGCACTGACGAGCGCACCGTTAGGCGCCGGGTAGCGCACCTCAAGTCTAAGGCAGCAGCCCAAGGCATTGCGCCCGAGATGGATTTGACGCACAGAGTACCCGAGCCCTTCACAGTTAAAGGTACGTCAACCCTGTACGGTGATGACGGCGCGGTCAAGGTTCAATGGGTCAAAACGCAGCGCGGTGATGAGGACAAGCTCCAAGCACTGCGCGATAGCATTGACGACGCAATGGAGAGCTATAAGGGCGTCTACAAGCCCCGCAAAGCCCCTAAAGCGGCTGATGATGAGCTGTTAGCCTGTTATGTGATGGGTGACCCCCATATTGGCTGCTATGCCTACGCTGAGGAGTGTGGCGAGAATTTCGACGTTAGCATTGCCCGAGAGGATCTACTGTCGGCAACGTCAAGATTGGTCGAGGTCGCACCCAAGACACAGAAGGCGCTCATAATGAATCTGGGCGACTTCTTTCACGCTGACAACAAGAACAACACCACAACCCGCGGCACACCTGTTGACGTTGATAGTCGATGGGGCAAGGTCTTACAGGCCGGGTGTATGTTGATGGTTGACCTGATTACGCTGGCACTGACCAAGCACCCAGAGGTCGAAGTGGTGAACTGTATCGGCAACCATGACGATCATTCCAGCATTATGCTATCGGCATTCCTAGGCGCTTACTTCCACACTGAGGAACGGGTAACGATCCACAACACGGTTAACAAGTTCCATTATATCCAACACGGCAAGAGCCTAATCGCTGCAACGCATGGCGACACAATCAAGATCAATGCGCTGTCCGAGATTATGGCGACTGACCAGCCAGAGAAGTGGGCCGAAAGTATGCACCGATACTGGTACACCGGGCATATTCACCACACGACGCGACAAGAGCTTAGAGGCTGCACGGTTGAGTCATTCAGGACATTAGCCGGTAGGGATGCATGGCATACAAACGCCGGGTATCGCTCAGGCCGGGATATGTTTTGCATTGTCCACGATAAAGAGTTTGGCGAAGTCGAGCGGTATCGCTGCGACATTAGAAGGGCGCGTAGTGGTCGATCTGATTAGCTTTCCGGGGGGCAAAAAGCCCGAGGAAACGATAGTACCGGAGCCCATGAGCTTAGTATCCTGTGCGAATTGTTCGGGCGGCTTATTTAACTGGCGCGTCAATGATGCTGGCGACAATCATTTATTGGGCTGCGCTATGTGCGGGTATCAGTTCCCCATATTGGACGCTGCGGTAATGGATATGTTTATCCAAGACTTTGATGACGAATAATGGCTAGCATCGGTAAATTCTTTGGGCGCGTGTTTGGCTCTGACAAGGCGCTAGAGGCCGCTGTAAACGGCGTTACAAATGGCCTTGATGCTTTGGTGTATACCGACGAAGAAAAGGCACAGGCCGCGTCTGGTGACCGCTCAGAGGCTAGGTCAATGGTTATTAGCTGGATGCAAGCCACGCAAGGGCAGCATTTGGCGAGGCGGTTAATCGCGCTGTCGATTACCGGCGTTTGGCTCTTTCAGTATTTCATATCGTGGGCTTGTGTGTTTGCTGCGGTGTTTACCCCAACGCAGACGGCGTTATTGCTCAATCAAGCCGCCACGCTCACAACCGAACATGCTGACAGTATGACCGGGGCCGTGATGCTAATCCTTTCATTTTACTTTGCCGCTCCCCACATGGACAAAATCGTGGGTGCGGCAATGACGAGGTTTTCCAAATGAGTTTTTTAAACCAGATCGGGCAGGTAAGCAAAAAGCTGATTGATTACAGCGTCTATAACTCGCCCACGCAGATTGCAATGCAATACATGAGTAAATACGCCAATCAAGGGCCAATGTCATCGCCGGGGCCGCAGGTACAAACGCCAATGGCTAATGGTGGCTACTCCCACGGAGCTGGTGGCCCCAATAGCTTAAACCAAGGGTTATCGCAGCAAGGCAACGTGCAGCGAGATCCTGTGCAGCAGCAGCAGACCAATGGCTTGTTGGCCTCGTTAATTCAGCGTAGAGGTATACGTTAATTGTCATGGATTACATCACGCAAGGAACAAGGCCGTTACAGGCTAAAAAAGGCCCAGCGCAGCCAAAGCAGCTAAAGCAGGTCGCCACCAGTAATGGCGGTGTTGTGCATAGCGGATTACCCAATATGGCGAGTCCTATGCAGCAGCAGCCTATGACCGGGGGTATTGTCCCTGTGCAGATGCCTCAAACGGGTTTGCCGCCAATGAATGCCTCTCAGGCAGGAATGCAAAGCACTGGCCCCGGATTGCTGCAGCAGTTCAGCTACAAGCCCGGACAATGACTATGGATCAAGATATAGCGCAAAACTTTAAGACGCTTCAGACTGAGCTAACCCAGATCCGCAAAACCCTTGAGACATTGGCGAGGGTAGAGGAACGACTAGCGCATACCACGCAACGCATGAATAGATTTGAGTTTCGGCTTGATGAATATGAGCGTGATACTGAAGCAGATCGCATTAAGGCGGTGTCTGCAACCCACAGCATTAAAACCTACGAGAGAGTCACTTGGGCCGTATTCGCTGCCGCCCTGTCAGTGGCCTCTATTTACCTGACGAAGTAACCGCAGAGGCGAATAGCACATGGCACTGATTACAGATCCCGATGATTTAGCGGACGCAACAACCGACACCGCAACGGTTTTCATCGACACCGCCAATTTTACGATCAAGGTGACGCCTGGTCGCGGATCTTTAGTAGCCGCAGACGGTGTAACCCTGAAATGCATTTACTCATTTCTGACTGAAGAATGGATCAATGACCCCAACAGTAAGGGTTTAGCGGCCTTGGATTTCCCGTTAGCGCCCATTACGGATGAATTTTTCCAGCTCGTACAGACTGCCAATTGTGATTGGACTTGGGCTGATACAACCACAACCCAAACCATTCGTCGCGGTGGCTGGGAAGTGATTAACTCGGCCGGTAACAAAACTGAGCATTGGGCTGCGGTAGCGATACTGGCAGCGGGTGCAACCGATCAGTGCTATTACGATCTTGGTGCTGGCGCTACAGACTTTACTTTTGCGGGTAATACGGCTGAAGCGGTTCAAGTTATTAGCGATCCTAACGGTGACGGTAACTATGCCGATGGATACGACTACTCCAGCAACATTACGGTGTATAACCGTACACAGGGCAAGCAGTACGCCTCTGCATCGTCAACAGTAAACGGTGAGGCGTCACTGAAAGCAACTAAGCTGTTCTCGTTTACGCTCAAGGCAGATAACGATTTAAACATTGTTGCAAGTGATAACACGATTGCGACAACGGCGCCTTATACCGGCATGAGCATTGAGTTCTTCAGTACAGCGCAAGGTCGGACTATTGGCGCCTCATCGAGAGACTTCGGTATCGTTATTGACGGCAACAACGGTACGGCTAAGCAGATATACGAGTTTGTCCAATACTCACTGCGTCAATCCTCTGACGAGGACGGCGGATCGGGTAGCTTGCTGGGTAATGTGATGCCAGAGCTATTAGAGTTTCTTGGCCCCACGCTAAAGAGCAAGAACGCAACAAACTACCAAGGCGGTGGTGTGGGTGTGTTCATTGATAACTTTGCGGCGGCAGACACTAACAGCATTGTATTCCGCGATAACACCAGCACTGAGCGATCCTTCCCGTTTGTGGCGGCTGGATTTTTGCAGTTTAACTCAGTATTGCAGAATGATCCTGACGCGGGATATCGGGGGTTTTTTACTGATGGTGTTACTACGGGGAATGAGTTTGGCGATCCTGCCGCCATCTTTGTCGATGATGACGCTGGTGCTGATCTGTCCGGCTCAGTCGGCGGTAACGCGCAGATAGCGTTTACTTATGATTATGACGGCAATACCCAAGGCGGTAGAACGGCGGGGGCAGACGTTAATGTTACGGCTATTGCTATCGGCAAAACGTCTCAGTATGTAAAAACTACTGCGGTTATTGGCCGATCTAATGCCAACTCGATCAGTTTCGTGTCGGTTACAGATCGTCAGTACCAGAACGCCTAAATAAATGGCATACGCAGATGATATATCTGCATTGGGCGCAGGGCATCTATTTCGTTTTGACGGTAACGCAAACGACACAATAGGCTCTGCCAGCGGAACCTCAAGCGGGGTGGCCTTTACCGGCACCCCGATTTGCGAGGACGCTAGCAACAGTATGACTACCGGCACCAATACGTCGGCCCGGTTTACCATTGCCGATACCAACGTAATTACTGCGGCAAAAAACCGAAAAGCGGTTTGCGGCTGGTTTATGACAACAGGCGTACAGCAGCCCCCGACCCGAATCTATGGGGAAGGCGCTACGGCGCAGTCAATCTCAATCACTCTAGGGTTTGGTAACTCGTTATTGTTTGAGGTCGATTTGGATGGTGACGCTAAGCAGATATTTGGCGACACCGATTTAGTCCCTAACCGGGCTTATCATCTAACGCTGATTTTTCTAGGAACGGCTGCCGGGAATAAAGTTGAATGCTACTTAGACGGTGTTCGGCAGCTTGATACGCAGGATGACGTTCCTGACGTTGCAGTCATCCCAGCCAGAACGCCAGCAGTGTTTGGTCGATCCTCGGGCAACGTAAGCCTAGGGTCTACGCAGATTTTGCTGGTGACCCCAGTAACGGGGCTCTACAACTACTGGGCATTCTTTACTAGCGCTGCCGCCATCCTGAACGCGACAGAGGTTAGAGAGGAGCTATTTGAAAAAGGCGCCTTGCCTGACACCACCGTAACCAGTGGGTCGCAAAGCGCAATGCAGACACAAATCAATGCGCTGGCAAACAGTGTTCGCCCCAACGAGCCGTTATGTATTCGGGTTAATGCGGTGACAGGTGATGGCAATGTCACGCTGACCGCCAACAACATTACGTTTGATCCGCTGGCAAGTATCCATATTCAGTACATGGGTACAGGTACGCTGACATGGATTAATAATAACGGTAGCAATGCGTCAATTGGGTCAACGCCTAATGGCGGGACGATAACCTTTCAGACGCCAAAAATTATTACGATCAGCGACATTATCGCAGGATCAGAAGTACGGGTTTATCAAGCAGGTACGACAACAGAGTTGGGCGGCATTGAGTCCTCGGGAACAAGCTTTGCGCTGAACGTATCGGTTGCTGCGGTAGACGTTCGTATTCTGTCCAAAACCTACAAAATCAAGTCGGTAAAGAACATATCAATGGCTGAGGATGTAAGCCTAGTGGCCGGGCAGGTTATCGACAGACAATACGAGAATCCCTAATGGCTTGGTCATTTATAGATTCAACAAAAGCCAGTAGTGGCGTAACCACGGCGACAAGCATTACCTGCACCATGCCATCCTTTAGCTCAGGCGATCTTGCCATTATTACGGCGTATAGGGATCAAGACTTAGGCGACTGGACAACCAATACTGCTGGCTGGACGCGCAACATTAGCCGTCGCGATCAAAGCGGTAGAGATAGAAGCACTGCGGTATTTTACAAAGTGCTGGGCAGCAGTGAGCCTAATCCAGTATTGCAGTACAGTGATGGTAGCAGCGAAGAATATTCGTGGATGGTGCATGTATTTCGTAGTGATAAACCTTTAACGCAAGGCAATGTGCTGGGCGATTTTCAAGGCACAGGAAACCAAAATAACCCTTCGCCGCCCACACCTATCGTTACGCTAACGCAAGACAATAGCCTTATTGTTTGTGTCGCTATCGTCACACACGGCGATATAACCTCGGTGTCTGGGCCTACCGGATTTACAATGGCTGACAGCCTGTTTGGTTTGTCTCAAGTGCATAAGCAGCAAATGCTTGCATACGACCTTGATGGTGGGTCTGAGGGAGCAAAGACCCTCGGCACTTGGAATAACAGCTTTAGCAATACTCGCGGTGAATACACCAGTTACGCTTTAACCTTTGTTCAAGACAGCACAGTAAACGTAACAAGCTTTGACGATGGGCGGGTAGACGCTGGTGACATTAACCAGATTATTACAGGAACCGGATTTAAAACTCAAAACGGAACAAGCCGGATAGATATTGGCGACTCCGCAGATTACGCCACGGCAACCAAGGTTCAGCAAACGTCGATAGATAGCTGGACGGATACCTCAATACAGTTTGATACAAACATTAGCGCCTTTGCTGACGGTACGCTGTATCTCTGGGTAACGAATAGAGATGGCGATAGAGGCGATGCCTTTGCGTTTGCAAAAGGACTTCCAGACTACAGCCAGTTTGTAAAACTAACAGATCCAGATATTTACCACAGATTTAATAACAGCTACGCCGATGAGCAGGGGTTTTTCCCAGCTAACGGGCAAGCCAGTACCGGCTCGTTTGGGTTCGTTGCTACGCCTATAACCAGAAACAATACTCATGCGTGGACGATCAACGACGAGCTAAGTCGCATTGAAATGTCAGACTCCGCGTTTACCAATGTAACCGTGACGCATACGCGGCGAGAGATTGGTGGCTGGATTCGATTAGACAGAGTGCATCAAGTGCCTTCAGCTATTTGGGAAGAAGGTGGCGGGTTCAACAACTTATACATCGTGATCGGCTTTGGTAATCGGTTGCTCCTTAATGTTGCGGACTCCAACAACGGTTTTAAGGCCCAAGCGTTTAGCGATTTTAAGCTTGCACCAAACCGTGATTACCACGTACTGATGCGAATGGAAGGTACTGGCGGTATTAACGGCCTTGAGTGTTATATCGACGGTGTTTTGCAAACGAGTCCAGCAGTCGGTACGCCACTAGGCAGCGCAGTTATGGGGACACATTCTGGCGACTTTTCCTACGGGCGACCAGACAGCATCCTTGATACCGGCGGTACTGACATTCAGTATCCTGGCGCCCAAGGCACGTTATACAGCGATTGGGTAACGTACTCAGAATACGGTGGCGGCGCACCTATGCTTGGCACAGAGCGGCGTTTCAATCTGTTTGAGATGGGCGCTAGAGCTGATGTAACAATTACGGCGGGAACGCAGTCTGCCATGCAAACACAACTGGATGCTCTGGCAAACTCAGTGCGCCCAGACAAGCCGCTATGCATCGTCGTAGAAACGCCAACCAGCGGTTCTGATCTTACATTGGAAGCCAATAACGTGACCTTTGATCCAAGGGCGAGTATTCACGTTCAGTGGTCTTCTACTGGGACGCTTACGTGGAAAAACTTAAACGGCTCTAATGCGTCTATATCTAGTGTTAGTAATAATGGCACCATAAACATTGTGACACCCTCGATACTGTCTCTGACGGGCATAGAGGCCGGTACAGAGGTGCGTATCTATAGTGCCGGAACCACAACAGAGCTTGCAGGGCAGGAGGTTGTAAACAGCGGGACATTTTCCGCAAGCATTGGCGTCAACTCGGTTGATGTTCGATTGCTCTCACTGGAATTTCAGAATCTTGTTATCAGAGCCGTTGACACGACTTCAGACGTTTCTATTCCTGTCCAGCAACTAATAGATAGGCAGTACGCAAATGATTAGTTTTGACGGGCCGAACAGAATCATAACGCTAGATCCTAATCAGTTTGTTTACAGTATTCAGTATATCTATTCCCGATGGCTGGACTGGGCTGCGCTAAGCAATAACACGACATTCCCAATTGCTTTTAGGCAGTCGGGCGGCGATCCGATTGGTGGCGGGGTTTTTGTCGGGGTGTATTTTTTCCTGCAAAACACGGATGGCTGGCGAATAAAGCCTCCAGAGCAAAATGGCACGTACAGCATTGCAGGAAACCTGTACCCGGAAGATCCGGCCATTGTGTTCTTAAACCCAACAACAGGGACGTTCAGTACGTCAATACGCATTGACAGCAGCCAAAGTACGCAGGTTGCGCCACTGGATGAGCTGGCCGCAGAAGTCGCCGCTAAATTCTTGTTCGATCCCCAAGGGCGTGTGCTAGGGGATATATCGGGATCGCCCTCCGCCAAGGATATTAACCGGGCGGTGTCAGCCTCAATACCATCGCCAGCGTCAGCAGAAACAATATGGAACTCAGCGCCTAAGTGGTTAAAGAAGCCGCCGACTAAGGCTAAGGACTATTCCGATGCAATCAGAACGCTCAGCAACAAGCTGGATGTGTTGTACCAATCGTTTAATGCCGTTCAACAAACGCCTAGCACCATCGCTCAGGAAGGCTTTGACGCTTCGCGCCTTGAACAGCAAATCGAAAACTTGTCGAATGCAGTTAATGCGATTGAGATTCCGAACGGGGAAGAAGGTTTTTCATCGCTACGGAGCTTGGTCGAACCAATCCAAGGCAGACTGGACAGTATCTCGGGCGAGATATTTAGCGTTAGAGAAAATATCAGCGCAATCCCGGAGGTAGATTTGTCGGGTGTCTCTACACAAGCAGCAGTCGATGAAGCCATAAAGTCGCTCAAAGGGGCTGTAGCCCGGCTGAAAAACTACGATGACACCCAGATTAAGCAATTCTTGGAGGGCATTGTTGCCAATACAGAATCGCTAACTGACGAAATTTCTATAGTAGATCAAAAGACTGACCTGATTCTTGACGGTCAGATGAGGCAAGCATGAGTGACGATAAAGAAAATGTGCCACCCAGAAAGCGGGGAAGGCCAAAGGGCAGCTTTAGCAAAGCGTCCAAAAAACAGGTAGAGGAGGTTTGTGGTGATGGCAAATTATCACCGCTTGAATACCTGGCGTCGATTTATCAAAACCCGTCTGAAGAAACAAAACTCAGAGTTGAGGCTGCAAGGTCTGCCGCTCCCTATGTACATAGCCGCCTATCGACCACGGAAGTTAAGGCCGCAATCACGGAGATTTCACACGAAGAATGGCTGAAGAACTTGCAATAACGCGATTGCGTTTAAGAGATGATTTTGACTTTTACGCTAGAAATTGTCTCTACATAAGATCCAAGTCGGGAGAAGTAAAAAACTTTCAGATGAACAGGGCGCAGCGTTATGTCCATGCGTGTCTTGAAAGGCAAAGAGAGGAAACAGGCAAGGTACGGGCAATTATACTCAAAGGTCGGCAGCAAGGCGTATCAACCTACACTGAAGCCCGTTTTTATTGGAAGGTAACGCACAAGGCTGGCGTTAGAGCTTACATCCTGACGCACGAAAACGAAGCCACAGCCAACCTGTTTGAAATGGCTGAAACCTACCACAAGAACGCCCCTGAATTTGTAAAGCCCTCAACAGGCGCAGCTAACGCTAAAGAGCTGCATTTCGATGTGCTGGGCTCGGGTTACAAGGTAGGGACTGCGGGGAATAAATCGGTAGGCCGGGGATCAACGATCCAATACTTTCACGGGTCGGAAGTCGGCTACTGGCCCAATGCATCAAACCACGCAAAAGGTATTCTTCAAGCGGTTCCGGATGAAAATGATACAGAAGTCATTATGGAGTCCACCGCCAATGGAATTGGCAATTACTTCTACCAGCAATGGCTGAAAGCGGAGTCTGGGGAGAACGAGTTTCAGGCGATCTTTGTGCCTTGGTACTGGCAGGAAGAATACAGAAAAGCGCATACCGGACTGAGAAGAACCGCGGAAGAAGAAAAGCTGGTTGAGCTGTACGGCCTTGATGATGGGCAAATAGCGTTTAGACGATCAAAGATTTCAGAGCTATCAACAGATGGCGATGATGGCGAAACGTCGTTTAAGCAAGAGTACCCCATGACCGCCCAAGAGGCGTTTCAAGTCTCTGGCGACCATAGCCTGATACAGCCAGAGCTGGTGATTAAGGCCCGGCAGACAAAGACGCTGGCTATTGGCCCACTGATTATTGGTGTTGATCCAGCGCGATATGGCGACGATAGAACGGCCATTGTTAAGCGCCGGGGTCGAGCTGTTTACGGGCTGGAAGTCTACGAAAAGCACGACACGATGGAAGTAGCCGGAATTGTGCATTCCCTCATCAAAAGCGAAAAGCCGGATCAAGTGGCTATAGACGTTGGCGGGTTAGGCGCCGGGGCAGTAGATCGGCTTCAAGAGCTAGGGCATGACGATGTGGGTGTTCCAATTAACTTTGGCAGCTCAGCGCTGG